CTTTTGATTGCTCTATTGCTCATCGCAAGGGGTACTTATATGGAAAGAATCTAATCGGAACTACACACGGTGACGGAGCTAAACACGGAGATTTACCTTTATTGTTAGCTACTGAGTTTCCTAATGAATGGAGCATTAGTAAGCACAGGTATGTTTATACGCATCACGTTCACCACAAAACCAGTAAAGATATAATGTCTGTATGTATTGAAAGTTTACGATCACCATCAGGCACAGACTCGTGGCATCACAAATCGGGATACGTTCACGCACCCAAGGCTTTGGAAGCATTTTTGCATCATAAAGATTTCGGACAAGTTGCTAGATTAACTCATATTTTTTAGTATATTTGCAGCTCATAGTTTTTTGGTTTTAGTTGAGGGGTGTCGAAAGGCATCCCTTTTTTTGTAGCACCTGTCATAGTTCTACAAATAATTGTGTCGCATATTTAGTAGATATTTGCGACATTTACGTCCCCAATTTGTCAAGTTTATGTGACAAAAAACTGGACAAACATTTGCCACTATTTTGATTTATTGGCTGAAATTTGTGGGAAAATTCCCAGTAAAATCAAGCATTTTAAAAATAAATGTAAAATAATTAAAAAAAATTGTTGATAAATGAAACCTTATCTTTATATTTGCATATAAGTAATTCAAATAACAAACTTAAAAGCTATGAAAAAACAAGAAATGATTAAAGTAATGATTGCAGAAGAGAAGCAATTATGGAAAGAAATGATGGAGTGTATTGACAAACTAGGATTACACGACACTATTACAGATTTTGCAGTTGCAAGATGGTCATCTGTAAATAAACTAGTATGTAAACTTAGAGGGATATGAAAACACTAAACGAAAATCAAAAAGACATTTTAAACGTGGTTTTACCGTTTGTAGCATTTTGGGCGGTAATGACGTTCTTTTTATCTACAACACCAAACTACATTAAAGAAGATAAAATCATTGAGGACTTACCTACGCACGTTCAAAGTCCAATACTAGAAAAATACGGAGAATTAATAACTAAAAACAAATAAGATGAACAAATTTGAAATAACAGACTACACGCTTTCGGCTTTCCATATGAACTTGGAATATGTTTACGGCGAATATTGCTACGAAGTTCTTTGCGACTTTGATTGGTCGGACGAATGTACGGGATACTACACAGACTTTACTATTACACCTTTGTCGGGTACGTTTTTTCACGAAACTACAGACGAAAAAGGAAACATTGAAATCACGGACGATTATAAACAATGGCTACAAGACAAAGTAAAGGAGTTTAGAAACCAAACGCTTTGGCTATACAACGAATCACTAGAAAAAATGCGTGATTTAGATACTGACGAAAAAGATTGGAGCTATTATGGTATTTAAACTACAAAGAATGATCAAGTTCTGGACGAGCAAATCATCACACGAAACAATTAGAGGTACATTCAATGAGGAATTGTACAGGAGAATATGTGAAATAAAATTTAACCAAGAATTATGAAAACACCTATAGATTGGTTTGTTGAAGCGACTACGCATCAGCAATCAGAAAACGATTACTTTGAATTAATAGACAAGGCTAACGATATGTTTAAAGCAGCAATTATTGAAGCTCACGGAGATAAGAAAAAAACGAAATCTAATCCTGATAGCATTGTAACTTATGGATATACTTATACAGGTAAAGATTATTACAACGACAAATACAAGAAATAATGAGCTATAAAAGAAAAGAAAACTACGAAGCATCAATGCTTGGAATTGTGGTGAGTTTAGTAATCGCAGGAGTATTAATATTAGTATTAGGAATCATTAAATTATTTGCGTTATGAAATACAAACTAACTTACAAAATAGGAATAGCAATAGTACAGGAATGGATATTTACTTCTAAGAGTTTGTGCTATTGGAAGAAAATGGACTTAATCGAAACAGGACGTTTTAATATGGGTAGTTTTTACATAGAAGAATTTAAATTTTAAAGTTATGAAAGATAATTTAATGGACAAGGTAACGTACCTGATAGAACGAGATGGATTAAACAAACGCAATAGACACAGAGAAATAATCTACAAGAAATGCTACCTAATGCACAGACTACGAAAAGAGCAGTTAACTCTTGGCGAAATAGGTTCGTACTTTAATCAGCATCACGCTTCGGTTTTACATAACATCGAAACGCACAAGAATATGAACAAGTACAATAAACACGAGTACACAACTATTATTCGTGAGTATCAGGTATTCTTGAAAAACACGGAGTATTATGTTGAACCAAGAGATTTAATTTCAGACGTTATGGATTCTACTAATTTGTATAAGCTCCAGAGAGTTAAACGATGGATCAAAGAAGGTAGATATAAAACTTTTGATGCTAATGCAACTTTATTAGAATAAGTTTCGTTATCTTTGTTGATGAGTTGGCTCGACACCATAAACTCTAAAGGAATTATTAACCCTTGTATTGAAACGAACGTCGAGCCTCGTGGATATGCAGGGGTTTTTTATTTACTTAATTTTTAATAAAATGAATGAAATTTATTTAAGATGTCAATTTAATGCAAAAGATGAATTGATTGTATCAAAAGGAGAGCATATATGCTTTGAGATTATTGAAGGCGAAGGCTCAAAAACTGTCTGCATAGACAATAAACAAGCATATACACTTATTAAATGTTTAGAGGAATTTAGTAAATCTACTACTAATGAGTAAGGAGCTACCATTCTTTAAGTTTAACGCAACCGAGTGGATCACAGGTAACATAAGCTACGAATCATTTGAACTGCAAGGAGCTTTTATTAGCGTTTGTGCTGAATACTGGAATCGTAATAATCAAATGACAGTAGAGGAAGCAAAGCTACGTTTAAGAAATGCAGAAATGGTTGATTTGTTAATCTCAAAAGGATATTTAAAAACTAAAAAAAATAATTTAGTAATTTCATTTCTTGATTTAGAGAAGCAAACAATATCTGCTAAACGATTGATACTCAGTGAATCAGGACGTAAGGGTGGCTTAAGCAAGGCTAAAGCGTCGCTAAAGCAAGGCTCTAGCATTATAGATAAAGATAAAGAAGAAGATAATATATTAGTTCGCAAACAAAAGTTTGGCGATAAATTAAAACCTTTTTTGGATTCTTATGAGAAAGGAATGATACGTGAATTTTTTGATTATTGGACTGAGTATGGTGATAAAGACAGAAAGATGAGATACGAAAAACAGGCATCGTTCAACATTGAGTTGAGATTAAAAACTTGGCTAAAGAATAAGATTGAAAGAAATAAACCTAAATTTAACCTTCCAACAACAATTATAGACTGATGTACAAAAGACTCACAAACGTAAACAACGAACTTTTTGATATACGCTTACAGAAAGACGTAAGAGGTAAATCAATAGGTTGGGATTGGGATATACTTCCATACACAATTAAAGAAGGATGTACAACATACATAGGTTCTGCACCTGCTTCTGGAAAGACGGAGCTTTGGTTTGAGATACTTATTAACCTTTCGTGTTTACATAATTGGAATCACGTTGTATTCTCACCTGAAACAGGAAGTAGTGCTGAAATATTCGCAGAGCTTTGTTACAAGTACGTTGGTAAACCTTACGTTCAAGGACAGAACTCAATGACTAACTCAGAACAGATAGTTGCTGAGATGTTTATTAACGAGCATTTTATTGTGATTGATCCAATTGATGAAGATTTGACCATTACTAAATTTTACGACTTAGTAGATGAAATTGAAAAGAAAGAAGGAATGAAGATACACACCACAACGATTGATCCGTGGAATGAATTAACGGAGGAGTTTTTACCTAGTGATTTAGGACGTGAAGATAAGTACCTAAGTAGGATTTTAGGAACGGTACGAAAAAACGCAAGAAAGACAGGCAGACATAATTGTGTAATTAATCACGTTCGTGACCAACCTATGGTAAGTTCTAAGACAATAGCAGGAACTGACATTAGTTACTTTCCTATGCCAAGTGCAAGAGATTTCGCTGGAGGTCAAGTTTGGTTTAGAAAAGGACTAAGCGTATTGATTCCGTGGCGTCCTCCTTACGGATTAATGGATAGTGACGGAGTAGGAGCAGAGAAAAACGAAGTGCATTTGAAGGTAGCTAAGAGTAAACCTAAAGGCGTATCAAAAAACGGAGTATATAAGTTATATTTGGACTTAGATAAATATCAATTTTATATGCTTGACTTCAAAGGCAATCGAATCTATGCAAACAGAACAAAAAAGTTACCTGAGCAGAAAAAGATTACGATGGTAGAACAGAAAATTAACGCACTAAACAACAAAGGATGGACATAGGATTAAAACTACTTTACATCAAAGGACTGATTGAAAAAAACATTTGGAAAGTCAAGCTAACAAGAGAAGAACTACAGGAAAAGCGACCATCAGCAGAAGCGTACATAAACGGAGCTAAAGACACGGAGAACGACTTAAAGCAGGTGCAGTTAGCAATCATAGAACTTGAAACAGAACTACGCTTACACGGACGAGAAATCAACAGATGTCTGCATATAAACGGAGAACTAAAGAAAAGAATTGAAGAACTTGAACACGAACTTAAATTTAAAAACAACGAATTATGAGAGCCGAACACAAGCTCGTTGCATTGGCAGCGGTATTACCAGTATTAGCAGATTGGATTGAAGACCTAAACGATCAATCAGTATTTAAACAAGACCTAAAACGCAAAGCAAATATGCTAATGCAAGAAATTAGACGAGTAGATGACCAAGTTTTAAGTATTTACGGAGAGAACCGAGAGCAAATCTACGAACAGCAGGTAGACTTACAGATTAAGTTTCGTCAATTTGTAGAATCAATAATTGTAGACTGATGAAAGTAGGAAGTGATTTTAGTGGAGTTGGTGCATTTGACCAAGCTCTAAAGCGTTTAGGGGTAAACTATGAAACTGTTTTTGCCTGTGATATGGATAAATATGCAAGAGATACATTCATTCATAACTACGGAGAACCAAAATACTATCCAACAAATGTTTATGACCGAGAGATTCCAACTGAGTCACTTGACATCTATATGACTTCTCCTCCTTGTCAAGCATTCTCACTTGCTGGAAAGCGTCTAGGTAAAGACGATAAACGAGGAGTGCTATTCTTTAACTCACACGAATTTATTCAGGTAAACAAACCTCGTTTTTTTATATTCGAGAACGTCAAAGGATTGCTTTCAGACGATGGAGGTAGAACATTTCAAGAGTGGGTAAATATGTTAGGAGGTAAATCAGTAAACGGACTACCTGTATTGTTTGCTCACGATGATGCAGTTCCATATCACTTGTACTGGAAAGTTCTCAACGCAAAGCATCACGGTGTTCCGCAGAACCGAGAGAGAGTTTTCTTGATTGGCATCAGAGATGATGTTGACAATAACTTTCAATTTCCCAAAGAAGAACATTTGAGTAAAAGATTGAAGGATGTATTAGAGGATGATGTGGATGATAAGTATTTTCTAAATGATAAGCTTATAAATGATATTTTTATTGATGACTATAAAATAAAATCAAATACAATAAAAGGATACGAACAAGTTACAATTGAAGATTCAATCAATTTTAGTGTACCATCTTCAGAAACACGAAGAGGAAGAGTAGGTAAAGGAGTAGCACAAACATTGGATACAGGTTGTAATCAAGCAGTAATTCAATTAAATCCAAGCTTAGAAAGTGGAGGCAAACAACCATACCAACAAAATAGAATTTACGATTCAAATGCTTTATGTCCTGCATTAAACGCAGGTCAACAAACTTGGGGTGGAAATATTGTTACTTTACCGAATGATTACAAAATACGCAGACTGACTCCACGAGAATGCTTTCGATTAATGGACTTCCCTGATACATTTACTTGGAAGGTAAGTGACTCACAAGCATATAAACAAGCAGGAAATTCAATTGTTGTCAATGTACTTTACAAAATCTTAAAACAACTGCCATTATGAGATGTAAAAACTGCAAAGAGAAGTTTGAACCTATCCGATTCAATCATAAATACTGCTTAGCTGACGATTGCATTAGAGCTTTTGTAGCTGAGGTAAAAGAGAAAACTTGGAAGGAAACCAAAACACGAATGAAGACAGACCTAAAAACTACACAAGATTGGTTAAAGGAAGCACAGACAGTATTTAATAAGTACATACGATTAAGGGATGAGGGATTAAATTGTATTTCTTGCAATAAACCAATACGAAAAGGAAATGTGGATGCAGGACATATGTGGAGTGCAGGAGGTCATAGCAACCTGCGTTTTAATGAATTTAATGTTAATGCTCAATGTTCAAGACCTTGCAATAAAGATAAGTCAGGTGACATAAATAATTATAGATTGGGATTTATTAAAAGATATGGAGCAGATAAATTATCTGATTTAGATTCAATAGCACATATAGAAAGAAAGTTCACGAAAGAAGAACTAAAAATGTTAATAACTAAATACAAGCAAAAAACAAAAGATTTAGAAAAATAGATATATTAGCATTGTAGAGTTACGGCTACATTTAAAACATTTTAAGTCCTTGACGTTAGTAGAGACCGTAACCTCGAAAGCGTTAAGGCTTTTTTATTTTATGGAAATATGGAAAGATGTTATTGGATATGAAGAATTGTATCAAGTATCTAATTTAGGAAAAGTTAAAGCACTTGCAAAAATGAAATCAGTAAAAAATTATTCTTATATTACAAAAGAAATAATATTAAAAGCTGCAGTTGATTGCGGATATAAAAAAGTTGTGCTTACTAAAGATGGCATTAGGTCTACAAAAAAAGTTCATCGTTTAGTTGCATCCGCATTTTTAGGAGATAACCCTAATTTATGTGTAAATCACATTGATTTTAATAGGTCTACATCATTGAATGGGACTTCGTGTGTTACGGTGTGTTCGTATTGTTCGATTGTTATTTTCATTTGTCCGTTTTTTTAAATTCGTCTTTCAATTTTTCGAGATACAAGCAAAAGTCCATTGCTTCTTCTTGTGCGTGCGTAAGCCATTCTAAGGTGCTTAGGTCGGTTCGTTCTAGCGTTGTCTTGTACTTGGCTATTCCTACTTGCGAACGTTCGCTGAATCGACTAAGAACACGTATTACTATTTGGTCTTCGATTAATTGGTTCATAGTTCGTTTTTTTCTAGTTCATCAATTTTTGCCTGAAGCAAGTGAACTTCAACTCTTAACTGCTGAGATTCTC